TACAGGAATAATTTGGTTTAAATGAAATTATCAATTTTAGTTCCTTCAGTAGCAGGCCGAAGAAATACCTTTTTGCCTAAATCATTAGATATGCTTTATGGTCAATTAGAGGCATTGCCAGAACAAGACCAAAAGGAGGTTGAAATTATTTATTTAATAGATAATAAAACCATTATGCTAGGTGATAAGAGAAATCTTATGATTAGCATAGCAAGCGGTAAATACATTTCATTTGTTGATTGTGATGATCGTATTGAGACTGATTACATTTCAACTATTTTACAAGCAATTGATTCTGATGCAGATTCAATTGTATTTGAGGTTTCTGTTTCACTAAATGGCAACAATCCTAAAATCTGTTACTATTCTAAAGATTTTCCTAACGACTACAATACAGAGGAAGCATATTATAGATTGCCAAATCATATTGCAGTAATAAAAAAGGAAGTTTCTACAAAGGTTTCTTTTCCTAGTTTACCTAGAGCTGAGGATGCTGCTTATGCAAAGATTCTTAAACCACATCTAAAGTCAGAGTTTAAGATTAATAAAGTTCTTTACCATTACGATTACAGCGATTTAACAACCGTTGCTCAAGAGTATATTCCTAACATAAGAAATAAACGAAAAGGTAATATGAATCCAATAGTAGATGTAGTGTTTATTTCAAACGCTACTAAAATGGGGTCAAAAATGACTCAGCACGCTATTGATAGTTGCATACAAGCAGCAAATGGCTTGGAAGTTAATTGTATTGTTGTGGAAGAAAAAACTAATTTATTCTATAAAAATGCAGCCACATACAATCCCCATTCACAATTTAATTATAATAAATTTCTAAATTTTGGTGCAGTTAGAGGTAATGCTCCCTGGGTAATGTTTTGTAATAATGATTTGATTTTTAAAAATGGCTGGCTACATGGTTTATTAGCCGCGGATTATCCTATTGTTAGTCCTATTGCAATGGCTGACTTTAGGCAAAAGGACGTTATAGAAAATGAAATAGGCTGGCAATGTGGTAGAAATTTATCAGGTTGGGCGTTTATGATGAAAAGGTCATTATATAATGAGATTGGCGGACTAGATGAGGATTTTGATTTTTGGTTTGCTGACAATTCTTTAGTTGAGCAATTAAAAATAATTAAGATGCCGCCAATGTTAGTCCCCTCTTCAAGAGTAAATCATTTGGGTAGCCAAACATTAAAACAAAGGAGCGTTAATGATAAAAATGATTTGATGTGGTCTAAGCTAGAATTATTCAATAAAAAATATAATCAAACTTTATTTTCAGAACATCCAAAATTCTTAGAATGGAAACAATTGCAGTCTGTTTAACAACTCACAATAGGAAAGAAGTATTTGAAGAAACATTGGACGAATGGGAAAAATATTTGCCAAGCAATGCTACAATTTTTGTGGTTGACGATGCATCCAAAACTCCTGTTAAATCTAATTATAGGTTTGAGCAAAATGTTGGAATAGCTAAAGCTAAAAACAAGTGTTTAGAATTAGCGGAAAAATATGACCATATTTTTCTTTGTGACGACGATGTAAGACCAAAAACACATGATTGGTTTGAGCCTTACATGAATTCTGGAGCTAACCATTTGTGCTTGACCTTTGACAAAAAAAGCAACAACATTATTTATAGTCCCTCAATTAGATTTAATGGCGAAGATAAAGGATTAATGACATATACCGCTCCTAATGGATGTATGCTTTATTTAAAAAATATATGTCTCAAAGTAGCTGGCGGAATGAGACCTCAATTTGGCTTGTGGGGATTTGAACACGTCGAATACAGTCAAAGAATACATGACTTAGGATTAACTCCTAAACCCTTTATGGATGTAAAAAATAGTCTTGATTTATTTGATGTTTTAGATTGGCGTTTTGCCGTCGATTCGTCTTTATCAATTAATGAAAGAAGACAAAGCGGTAAAATAAATTTAAAGCTTTACGAAGAGTTCTCAAAACATCCTGAATTTGTAAACTACAAATGAGAATATTTTACTCAAATCCTTTTAGTTTAGAGAAAGACATTGGCAAAGCCTACAATGAATATTTGGCCAGATTAAATGCAAACGACGAGGATTGGATTGTAATGCAAGACGGAGATATTTTGTATCTGACACCTGACTGGGGCAAAAGAATACACGATGCTTTGGCTTTAGATGGAGACAAATTTGGCTTGGTTGGATGTTATACCAATCGGCTAAGGTCAAAGCACCAATTGCACGGTAAAGCCTTTAGCAACGATTTAAACATTAGAAATCATTACAATATCGCTATGTCATACGGGGGGGGTGGGGTGCAAGAAATTAGCGAGTACATTGCTGGGTTTTTTATGGCATTTCAGTACAAGACATGGAAGAAAATTAAGTTTGTTGAAAATAGCTTGGCTTTTGATTCATTGTTTTCCATGAGAGTTAAAGAGCTTGGCTTAAAGGTTGGTTTAATCCGTTCGCTTTACGTTTTCCATAGTTATCGACCTTGGACTGATTTTGAGCCATGGAATGAGAAAAAACATTTAATGAAATAAATAGTATCTTTATGATAAAATTATTAATTGACCTGGAACCCTTTCGAAAAGGCGAAATATTGACCGTAGGCAAGACCTACGACACATATTTGGTCGACAAAGGCTTGGCGATTTGGATAAAAGTTGACAAACAAGAAATAAAAACAAAATGAGCACGGAAAAACCTTTGGACATTAGATATTCCTTTTCGGTTGCGACTGAGCCAATTACTTTGGCAGAGGCTAAGGCCTGGATGCAAATTGATTTCTCAGATTGGGACACATTAATTACTAACGAACTAATTCCAGCTGCTAGGATTGAATCTGAGAAAGCTAGTGGAATGCTTTATGTTGAGAGAAACGTAATTGTTACAGATAACAAAAGAGCTGAAAGGATTTACCCATTTGGGCCTTGGGTTGCCGATGTAACGACCGATTTGACAGAAGTAAGAAACTATACTTATACCGCTGGCTTTAATGCTTTAAATCCTTTACCTCAAGATTTGCACGTTGCGATGCTTAAAAGAATTGCAACGGATTTTGCCTTTAGACAAAACTTGATTACAGTACAAGAGCAATACGCCCAAAAGGCTAGCATTTCAACTGAGTTAAAATATAGAGCAGATTTATTCGTATGATAAACTTTGGAAAGTACGACCAAAAAGTTGACTTTGTCTCCTTTCAGGCTATAAGCGACGGCGCTGGCGGCACAACCGTGACTCCCTCAACCGTTTTATCAACCTTTGCCTCTGTTAACCAAACTAGAGGCGGAAACGCTTTAGAAGCTGGCGAAATGGTTTTGCCGAATACTTACCAAATTGCAATTCAATATCGAGTTTCTTTTATTCCTAGCGAACTTTACCAAGTCTATTACAGAACCAGGTATTACAAAATTACTGGCGTTCAATTAGACGAGCAAAGGCAACACAAAGAGTACATTATTAATATGGTTGGAGTGTAATGGCGGTTACGGTAAAAGGATTAGACGCCGCTTTAAAAGACCTGGACAAGCAAAGCGATATTGTAATTGAGGCGGTAAAAGATATTTTGGCAAGCACGGCAACTGATATTGAGATTGAGGCAATTAGAAACGCCCCTAGCAGTTGGGAAGGCCAGCCGCTAAATATTAAGCAAAGGATTGACAAAGTAGTTGAAGAGGGAGGGTTAAATTGGAGAGTTGGCGTACAATCTGGAGACCCAGTATTTGAGATTGAGGCTTGGTTAGAATTTGGAACTGGATTAAGTGCAAGAGAGATTTTGAGCAATCCACAATACACGCAAGAAGTTAGAGATATTGCCAGGCGATTTTACAGAAATGGTCAAGGCCGAATTATTGGCCGCCCTTATTTAATGCCAGCTTTCTTTAGGAATACCGCTAATTTAGTTGATAATATTGAAGCAGAAATAAACAAAGATTTAGGATGAGAGAAATAGCCACAGACATTCGAATTGCGGTAATTGCAGCGATTTCGCCTTTGACTCTTAGCGGAGTGACTTTGCCCGTTTACGATACTGAATTACCGCCTGGCATTAACCCAGCTAACTACCAAGGCTCGGCGGCTTATGTGCTTATAACAGACCAAAACGAGGCCGAAACAACAAATAACGATTGCTCAATTAGACAAAACGCAACGTTTCAAATTAACATTGTAACAAAGTTTGCGCAAGGCAATGGAGGTAAAAAGCTTTCGGAAAATATTTCCAATGCAATTCAATTAAAAATGACCTTGGATTATTTGACATTGCCAGGAGATTTGCAAGTTTTAGATATTCGAAAAAACTTTAGTAGGACTCAAATAGAGCAAGGCTCAAGCCAAATAGCTTACCAAAAAATATTATCCTACACCTTGGATATTTTCCAAGTATCTTAGTAAATAAAAATTTATGTATATTTGTTAAAACGAATAAGCAATGGCAACATATCAATTAGGCAATTTCTTTACTTTCGAGTGGAACAATCTTCCAGTCGTTTGTAAAACCTCCGCGTCTGTTTCAATTTCCAATGAGTCCGTAACCGTTAGAAACGATTGCACGGGCGATTATGGTGTAAGACTAGAAGGCGGCGACAAGTCAGGCTCTTTCTCTTTCTCAGGAGACCTAGATTTTGCATCTACTGGAGCATCCAACCTCTCAGCTTTTGACTTGATGGAAGACATCGGAAAAGTATTTGAGTTGGTTTTTGGTGGTACTGAGTCAGGTGACAAAATCATTACAGTTGACGCTCAATTAAACTCAATTGAGATTACTGCTGAAAGAAACTCTCAAGTTTCATTCTCAGGAACTTTCGACTTTGCTGGCGCTCCTGTTATTAGCGTTATACCAACCTAATCAAAATATATGGCTAAGTACCATTCAGCTCCTTTTAAAGAAGGGGAGATTTTCTTTTACCCAAATCTTGGGTCATTGGCAAACTTTGAGGATTTTACAGGATTAGGAATTGCAGAGGCATTTACTGGCAACGCAATCCCTAAACTAGATTATATTTACGCTTTATTACATGAATGCCACAAAGTTGCTTGCTTGCGTAAATCATCAAATCCAGTTGCTTTGGATGAGTTAAAAGTTTGGATTGAGGGAAAGGATGTAATGAAGTTGTTTAACGATGTTTTGGCCGACTTGCTTTTAGAGTTGGGCATTGGTGAAAGCCAAGAAAAAAAAACATAAATGAAGACGAGAGCGAAGATTATTCCGCTCGAGAAAATTTAATGCTGCTCGTAGGACGGACAAAAGTCCCTTATGAGCAGCTTTTTTGTTTAAGCCGTAAAGAGTTAAAGGCATTAATAAAAGGCCACGAGATTGACCAAAAAGACATGATTGAGGCAATGAGAGTTCAAGCGGTAATTGGTTTACATCCTCATTTAAAAAAAGGAGCTAACCTGGAACCAACAAAGCTTTGGCCATTGCCTTGGGATAAGACGGCAAAGCATTTAGAGTCAACACCGCAAGACTTTGCGAAAGCAAAGAAATTGTTGGAAATTGCAAGTAAACTAGAAAGAAATGGCAAATCCAAGAATAGAGGTTGAGATTGGGGCAAACGTAGTTGGTTTAACCAATGGCGTAAATACTGCAACAAGTCAACTTGACAAGTTAGGGAAAGCGGCACAAACAACGGCGCCACAAGTTCAAAAGCTAACCCAGGCAACTCAAGGTTATAATTCCGTTGGTATAGACTTTGCTCGAATTGTACAAGATGCTCCTTTTGGAATTATTGGTATTGGTAACAACATTACTCAGCTAGCGCAATCTTTTCAAACTTTAAAGAATACTACTGGCTCAACAAGCGCGGCTTTAAAACAGTCTTTTGCCTCAATATTTAGCTCAGGAAACGCCTTAATTTTAGGTATTTCTTTGCTTACAACGGCATTTACTATTTTACAACAAAAAGGATTCTTTAAATCTGAAGAGGACGCTAAAAGCTTAGATGAGACATTAAAGGCATACCAAGAGACATTAACTGGAGTTGCTGCGGCTACTTTAAAAGGAGCGCAAGAAGCACAAAAGGAACTTGCAGTTTTGAAAAGCTTAGAATTACAGGCAACAAATACCGCAGTTAGTACGGATAAAAGATTGGCAGCGGTTAATGAGTTGCAAAAGCTTTATCCTGACTATTTTGGCAATCTTACTAAAGAGCAAATTTTAAACGGACAAGTTGGAGACGCTTATTTAAAAGTCG